GGCTGCACGTTCGATCCTCGCAATGCCGAGCGCGGCCTGCCAACGACTGTGCCGTTCCTGCTGTTCGCCAAGCAAGCCGAGTTCGTGGAGTGGGTTGTCGAGCGTTGGAAGGCCCGTCAGGACTGGCTGGTGGAGAAATGCCGGGACATGGGGGTCAGTTGGCTGTGCGTGGCCATCGGGGTCTGGATGTGGCTGTTCCAGCCCGGGACCGTCATCGGCTTCGGCTCGCGCAAAGAGGACTATGTGGACAAGCTGGGCGACCCCGGCTCCCTGTTCTGGAAGATCCGCGCGTTCATCAACCTGCTGCCGGCCGAGTTCCGTCCCAAGGGCTACAGCGAGGAGAAGCATGCGCCGTTCATGCGCGTGCTCAACCCGGAAACCGGCTCGGCCATCGTCGGCGAGGCGGGCGACAACATCGGGCGCGGCAACCGGACAAGCATCTACTTCAAGGACGAGAGCGCGTTCTACGAGCGCCCCGAGAAGATCGACGCCGCGCTGTCGCAGACCTCGAATTGCAAGGGCGACGTGTCCACCCCGAACGGGGAGGGCAACCCGTTCTGGAAGAAGCGCTTTGGCGGGCGCATCGCGGTGTTCGTGTTCGACTGGCGCGACGACCCGCGCAAGGGGGCGAACTGGTACGAGCAGCAGCGCAGCACGCTGGACCCCGTGGTTCTGGCCCAGGAGGTGGACCGCGACTACTCGGCCTCGATCAGCAATGCCTTCATCCCGGGCGACTCCGTGACGCTGGCCATGAGCCGTGGGCCGGCAGACATCCAGGCTGTCGGTGCCCTTCGCGTGGGCCTGGACGTGGCGCGCTTTGGCGATGACAAGTGCTGCCTGACATTCCGCCGTGGCCGGGTGCTGATCCGCCAGTCGGTCTGGGGCAAAACGGACACCGTGAGCACGGCAGGCCGGTCAAAGCAGGAGATCAGCGCCTTCGCCAACCAGCGCGGCCTGCATCTTGAACAGATCGCCGTGGACACCATCGGCATTGGTGCCGGCGTGGCCGACATGCTGCGCGGCTGGTTCCCCGCTGAAGGCCTCGTCGTGGACGTGAACAGCTCCAAGCTGATGGACGACGGCGAGAACTACAACCTGCGCGCCGCCATGTGGTCTTCCATGCGGGAGTGGATGGACGGCGCCAGCCTGCCGAACGACCCCGAGTTGCGTACCGACCTGACTGGTCTTCGCTACTTCTACCGGGGCGGCCTGTTGCTGCTGGAGAGCAAGGACGACGCGAAGAAGCGTGGCCTCAAGTCGCCAGACCGCGCCGACAGCCTGGCGTTGACCTTCGCCGTGCCGGGTGGCGCCAAGCAAACCAAACGCCCGAACCCCGCCAACGTGGTCCGGTACGAGCCCAGCTACACGGGAATGTGAGATGAAACCAGCATCCGACTATCAAGCGCAGCCCGAGCAGGATCAAGAGGCCGGCGCCGTGCGCCAAAGCCTGCAGGTCATGTTTGTGCAGTACCTCAAAGCCGCAGTCGATGCCCGGCTGCTGTCCGGCATCGAGGACGAGTGGCGCCTGGCCGAGGATCTCTACGCCGGCATCGACCCCGAGACGAAGCAAAGTTTCACGGAGCTGGTGGCGAAGAACGTCAAGCCGAAGGATGGGAAGAGCCGCATCACGCTCAACATCACCAGCGGCAAGACGCGCATCGCGGCCAGCCAGATCGTGCGCCGCGTGCTGCCTGGCGACGTGCGCCCGTGGGAGATCAAGCCCACGGCGGTGCCTGAGTTCGACCAGCAGGCCATGGGCGGGCAAGAGCAGATGCTGCAGCTCGCCGATGGGACGCCGGTCGAGGCATCCAAGGTCGCCCAGGCCGCCAAGGTCATGCTCAAGCAGCAGGCCGAGCGCATGTCCGACCAGATCGAAGACTGGCTGACCGACTCCGACCTGTACGGCGGCAAGACCGCCTACGCCGAACTGCGCAAGATGATCAAGGACGGCGCCCGGGTGGGCACTGGCGTGATCAAGGGGCCGTTCGCCGCCACCAAGACGGAGCGCCGCTGGGTGAAGGAGGGCAACGTCGTCCACCTCACCAAGGGCCAGAAGATGCTGCCCAAGTGGCGCACGATCAAAGTGATCAACTGCTTCCCGGACCCGAGCTGTGGCGATGACATCCACGCCGGCAGCTTCTTCATCGAGCGCGACTACCTGACCCCGCGCCAGGTGCGCGACATGGTGGGCCAGCCGGGCTATGAGGATGGCGAACTGGCCACGGTGCTGCAGCAAGGCCCCATGCACTGGTCGCAATGGGATGACCGCCACAAGGACGAGCGCGAGGGCCAGACCCGCGTGTGGGACCGCTCGACCTTCGAGGCGTTCTACCTGTACGCCGACGTGGAGCCCGCCAAGCTGATCGCGGCCGGCTTCCAAGTGGCCACCCTGACCGTGGCGCCTCCCGGGGTGGATGGACAGGCTGCTGAGGCCATGCTTGCCGAGGAGATGGGCAAGGCCATGGCCCTGACCAGCATTCCCATCGTGGCGACGATGATCAATGGCCGGGTGGTGAAGGTCGCCATCAACCCGGACGAGCGCGGCCGGTTCCCCTACCGATTCTTCCGCTGGGAAGAGTTGGAGGGCCGGCCCTACGGCAAGGGCGTGCCGATTCAGATGGCGTCGGCGCAGATCGGCCTGGTGGCTGCGGTGCGGGCCATGTTCGAGAACGGCGGCCAGTCGGCAGGGCCGCAAGTGGTCTACGCCGAGGGCGTTGTCACCCCGGTGGATGGAATCAACAACCTGGCGCGCAACAAACACTGGACGTTCACGCCGGACGAGACGATGGACGACGTGCGAAAGGCCTTCGGGCTGTTCACGATCCCCAGCGTGCAGGAGCAGCTGTTCAACATCATCAAGGCATGCCAGGAGTGGGCCGACCAGCTCGCCAACATCCCGTTGCTGATGCAGGGCATCACGTCGCAGGCATCGGGCACGCTGGGCGAGGCGGAGATGCTGGAGGCCAACGCAGCCAGCCCGCTGCTGGACATCGCCAAGGAGTACGACGAGGTGGTGGGGCCGATGATCAGCGATGCCTACGAGTGGGGCATGGCCGATCCAGAGGTTCCGGCGAACGCAAAGGGCGACTTCCAATGCCGCGCCATCGGGGCGTCGAGCCTCATCCACCGCGACCGCCGAGCGCTGGCCCTGCAGAACGTGGTGGCGCCGATGGCGAACGACCCGGGCTTTGGGCTCAGCAAGGAGCGCCTGGGCACCGAGATCCTGCGCGGCTTGCAGGTTTCGCCCGAGACGGTGCAGATGACCGACGACGAGAAGAAGGCCGCCGCCGAGCAGCCGCCGCCCGTTGACCCGCGCATCGAGGCCGCCAACATCAAGGCGCAGTCTGACCAAGCCCGCGAGCAGAGCCGCCGCGAGAGCGAGGAGCTGGAGCGCCAGTTCAAGGCAGAGCAGGCCGAGCGCCAGCGCATCGTGGATCAGGCCATCGCCGAGATGGAAGTGCAGATCCAGGTTCTGGAGTCGAGCCACCAGGCGAACCTGCGCATCGAGGAGATCCGCGCCGCGCTGGCTGACACCGCCATGGCCCTCAAGACCAAGCGCGACCTGTTCGCCGCCGAGCGCCAGTTCGCTGTGACCAGCGGCGAAGGCCGAGGCCTGTGATGGACAAGCCAGTCCCGCACCCCAGCAGCTTCGCCCAGCCCGGCAGCGCGTACCTGCTGGCCTGGGCCGAGCATGAACTGGCCGAGTGCCGGCGCCAACTGGAAAGCGCCGCGCTGGACGCCAAGCCGGAGTCATCCATCCGCCTGCGCGCCCGCATCGGCCAGCTCAAGGATCTCCTGGCCATCCCCGAATCCGCGCGCAAGGCGCATTCCTGATCCCCGTTCCGCCCACACAACCACCTGAGAGGAGCATGCAAGATGGACCCGACCGACGCGATGGACGACGACAGCGCCCTGCAAGCCGGTTTTGATTCGACCAGCGACGACGACACCATTCAATCCGCCAAGGGTTCGATGGACGCAGGAGCCGGTGATGGCGACAAGCCGAAGGAACAACCTTCGACCGACGCCGCGCCGCAAGGCTCCAAAGCTGAGGGTCAAGCCGAGCAGCCCGCTGCTGACCCCTACGCCGATCTACCCCCGCAGGTTCGTGACCTGTTGGCGGTAGCTGCCCGCGTTCCCGACCTGGAGCGCAATCTGGCCGCTGTCACCGAGCACAGCCGCCGATTCGAGGGCCAAGTCCGCTCCCTGCAGAGCCGACTCGACAAGCAAACCGCCGCAGCCGGCAAGACCCCGCAGGCCCTGGAGCGCATCGACCGCGCCCGCCAGGGCTACGAGGGCGACATGCCCGAACTCGCGGACGCGCTGGAGGAACTGAAGGGACTTCTCCCGCAGCCTCTGGAGCCTGAAGACCCCGCACCGCAACCCGTGGCCACGCAGCCCACGGCGACCAGCACCAAAGCCCCGAGCCAGCCCGCGCAAGCAGGCATCGACCCGGTGGCCCAGGCGCACATGGAAGCCCTGGACCAAGTGGCGCCGACGTGGTTTGAGGACTTGAACGGCACGGACGCCCAACTCTGGCTGACCACTCGGCCGGACATGGCCGCCGAGTTCAAGCAGATGCGGACGGCCTCTCAGGTTCTGAAGGTCCACGGCGAGTTCAACAAGTACCGCCAAGCGCAGCAGCAAGCACAGACCCTCGCCGCGACAACCACCGCGCGCCGGGCCGCTGCCGCAACGCCGCAGGGCGTCTCGCGCAAGCCCCCGCCGCAGGCCGTCCAAAGCGAGGAGGACGCAATGAAAGCTGGGTTCTTCACCTGACCAAGGATCGGTGAAGGCCCGGCACCACCGGAGCCTTCACCATGGCCGAACAAACTCTCGCCAACACGTCGCAACGTGTCGGCAAAGTCAAGGGCGCGATCCTCAAGCATGTCGTGCCCAAGGAAAAGCTGGGCAAGTTCTGCAAGAACGACCAGATGCCCAGCAATGCTGGCCTGCAGATGGTCTGGCGCCGTTGGCTGCCGAAGGGCGCCACGCTCAGCACCCCGAACACCTGGGACGTGCAGCCCGGCGCCCACCGCATCAACGAAGGCGAAACCCCCGTCGCCGAGGCGCTGACCCCGCAGGACATCCCGGTGACGATGGAGCAGTACGCTTTCGTCTACCGCTGGAGCGACCGCGCGGAAGACGTGCATGAGGACGACGTGCCCATGGCGATCAAGAAGATCGCCGGCCAGCGCGCGGGCCTGCTGCTGGAGATGATCAAGTGGGGCAAGGCCAAGTCGGGCACTAACGTCTACTACGGCGGCGGTGTGGCTTCGCGCTCCCTGGTCAACTCGCTGGTGTCGGCAACGCTGATCGCAAACGTGGTTCGCGGCCTGGAGGCCAACATGGCCGAGCTGCTGACCGAATCGCTCAAGGCCTCGCCGGGCTACGAGACGCGGGCGATTGACAGCTGCTACGTCGGGTTCACCCACCCGAACATGCGCTACGACCTGGAAACCACGGCCGGCTTCATCAAGGCCAAGGACTACCCGGGCGGCTCGGCCGACATGATCGACCCCGACGAGATCGGTTCGCTGGGCAAGGTGCGCTTCATCCAGTCGCCGCACTTCACGCCGTACCTGACGGCCGGCACCACGGCAGCGGCCAACACCCGCCTGACCAACAACCTGCCCAACGCGGGCGGCGCCGGCAACTGCGACGTGTACCCCATCGTGATCATGGGCGAGGAAGCCCTGTGCTCGGTGGCGTTCCGTGGCAGCAAGGCCATGGAGGTTGGCTACAAGGCAGCCGGCGAGAAGGTCAAGGGCGACATCCTCGGCCTGCGCGGCGAGATGGGCATGAAGTGCTGGAGCGCTGCCGAAATCACCAACCACCTGCACATGGCGGTTGTTGAGGTCGCGTGCTCGGCGCTGACCAGCTGATCGACCGCCCACACGCAGGGGGCTTCGGCCCCCTCACAGTGACACCACTTTTGGAGCAATCCTCATGAACTTCCGCGACAACTACGCGACGACCTGTGCCGTGGTGGCAGAGGGCACGAACGCGAACACCTTCAAGACCACGCAGGCGACGAGCTTCAGCATCGCCGGTTTGGGTTACTACAAGGCCGCCACTGACAACCTGCCGTTCACCGCAGGGCACACCTCGCTGGCTGTCAGCCAGAAGTGTGCGTTCTTCGTGTGTCTTGACACGGCTGGCGCCGTGACCACGATTCAGGGGGACATCGTGACACCGAGCCCGAGCGGGTCGGTCCTGCGAGCGGCCGAGATCCCGAACCCCACGGATCGGGTTGTGATCGGCGCCATCGTCGTGACGACCAGCGCGGCGGCGACGTTTGTGCCGAACACCACCGACCTGAGCGCGGCGGGTGTGACGGGCACCTACTACAACTTCGTCGGCGACTACGCGGCGACCCTGCCGCTGTGATGACAGCGGGGCGGTGAAGGCCGCTCCACCCAGGCCGGGCCTTGGCAGCAGGGCTCGGCCTTCTTTCAAGCGGCAATCTTGCCACTTGACTTTCAAGGAGAGTGACATGGCACGAGGAGTTCGCAACACCGCACCCAGCTTCGACACCGGGGGCATGGAGATCGGTGGATGGGAGGGCTTCCTGGACATGACTGCCGATGCGCCGGGCGAGCGGTCCATTGAGATCGCCGACGCTGGCCGGGAGTTCGAGGATACGGCCGCCTACGAGGCATTCATGAACGAGCCGGTTGGCATCGTCATCGAAGCCGGTGGCGACCGAGATCCCACCTTGGTCCCCGTGGGCGTCAATGGCCATCAGGCATGGCTGCCGCGCGGCCGGCCCATCATGGTTCGCCGCTACCACCTGGAGCGCCTGCTGCGCTCGACCGTGACCGAGTTCACCGTCACGCCGCTGCATGACCCGAACCTTGACGAGGGCCATGTGACGCGCAACCGCAACCGGGGCGCGTTCCACATCACCATTGCGCGTGACACGAACCCCAAGGGCGCCGCCTGGGCCGGCCGCATGCGCCGCGAGGGCTGCTGATCGTGAATCACCTGGAGCTGGTCCAACGTCTGGTCTACGAGTCTGGGGCCTCGGGCTCAAGCCTCGCCATTTCCACGACGGTGGGCCAGCGTGGCGACGCGCTGAACTTCGTCAACTGGACCAGCGATGCGTGGCGCGAGATCCAGGGCCTGCTGAACTGGCCGGCGCTGTGGGAGGAGGCCAGTGTCCCTGTGGTCGCCAATGCCGCCACGGTGGCGCAGTCGCTCCCCCACAAGCGCTACGTCAAGACCGGGGCCAAGCTGACCGATGACGTGACCGGGCAGGCCTACGCGCTGGACTACGCGCCGTGGCACGAGTTCCGCGAGGTCTACACGTCGGCGACCAGCGGCGCACCGGGCTACTGGACCATCCGGCCTGACCGCTCGCTCAAGTTCAATGCCACGCTGAGCAACGCCAGCACGTTCACCTGCGAGCGCTACGCCATGCCGGGCGCGCTGTCCGGTGACGACGCCGTGCCAGATCTGTTCGAGGAGCACCACATGATGATCGTGTGGCGCGGCCTCATGCTGTACGCAGGCCACGACGAGGCGGGAGTCGCCTACAAGCGCGGCGAGGCCGAGTACAAGAAGATGAAGCGCCTCGCCGGCATTGACCTTCCCGACCTTCAGCCCGGGGAGCCGCTGGCGTGATCGACTTCCCCGCCGCCACGGATGAGCCGTACCCAATCCCTCTGGGTGGTGGGCTGGACACCGAAACCCCCGTGCTGCGCAAGCGGCCGGGCTGGTGCATCGGTGGCGACGGCTACGAGGCCAAGGTCGAAGGCGGCTACGCGCGACTGGGCGGGTTTCTGCGCTACGACGGCCAGCAGCGCCCAAGCGATGCGCCGTTCACCATCCTGGGCGCGCAGGGCACCTTTGGCAGCATGGCAGTCGGCGACATCTTGACCGGGGCGCCATCGGGTGCGACCGGCAAGGTGGCCTACGCCACGACGACCCTCCTGGCCGTGGCCAGCGTGACCGGCGCCTTCGCAAGCGGCGACGTGCTGACCGTGGGTGGAGTCGGAAAGGGTATTTGCACGCTGGAAGCGGCCATCTCGGCGGCAGAACACAACGCTGCTCGGGCTGGCGTTGAGGAAGTGCTGCGCTCGACCATCGGCGCAGTCCCGGGCTTGACCGGCACGCCTGTGCGCGGCTTGGGCATCCTCTACGGCACGCTGTACGCCTGGCGCGACCACGACGTAAGCATCCAGAAGGTCTGGAAGGCCACCGCGTCCGGCTGGGTCGAGGTGCCCATGCTGCAGCGCGTCGCCTTCACCGCTGGCACCATCATGATCAATGAGGGCGAGACGCTGACCCGTGGCGGCGTCACCGCGACGGTGCGGCGCGTGCTGGTGCAGACAGGCGACCCGGATGCGTGGTCAGGTGGTTCGCCTGCTTCGGGCTGGATGATCATCAGCGGCGCCTCGGGCACGTTCACCGCTGGCGCGGCCACGTCATCCGGTGGCGGCGCCTGCAACCTGTCCGGCGCGCAGGAGGACATCACCCTGACCGCTGGCGGCAAGTGGGAGCTGAAGCCCTACAACTTCCTGGGCGGCCTGACCATGCGCCTGTACGGCGCGGACGGCGTGAACGACCTGATCGAGTTTGACGGCGAAGTGTTGGCGCCGATCCCGGTCAGCATGCCGGTGAAGCCCAAGCATGTGGAGATTCACAAGGGCCACCTCTGGGCATCGTTCGGCACCAGCATCCAGCGATCCAGCATCCAGTACCCGTACCAGTGGGCGGTGCTCACGGGTTCTGCTGAGTTGGCCATGGGCGACACCGTGACCGGGTTCAAGTCCGTGGCGGGTTCGGAAACCGAGTCGGCCATGCTGGTGACGAGCAAGGATCGGTCGGCCGCCATCTACGGGGACTCGGTTTCCTTCCGGCTCGCCACGCTGAGCGTGGAGGTGGGCGCCAAGTCTTACACGGTGCAGGAGATCGGCAAGACCGTGGCATTGGACGACGCCGGCATGCGTGACTTCACGCCAACGCAGAGCTTCGGCAACTTCACCGCGCAAACCATCACCGACCACATCCGCAGGCTGGCCCAGAACCTGGACGCCACCGCGTCGGTCATCAGCAAGAAGACCGGCCGCTACCGCCTGTTCCTGAGCGACAAGCGCATGCTGTCAGGGGCACCCGGGAAGCGCTGGAGTTGGATGTTCAGCAACCTCGCGTGGGCCGTCAACGTCGCCTGCGAGGGCGAGATTGGCGGACTGTCCACCGTGTTTGTTGGCTGCGATGACGGCTACGTCCGGGAAATGGATGTCGGCCGCTCCATGGACGGGGTGGACTTCGAGTACTGGCTGAAGACCTCCTTCTCACCCCTTGGCATGGTCAGCCGCAACAAGAACGTACCGCGCGCCTTCTTGGAGGTGCAAGGGCAGTCGTCAGCCGTTCTGCGCTACAGCATCGAGGCCGACTACGGGGACGGGAATCGCCTGTCAACTGACACCACAAACGCCGACATCCCGCCGCCGCCGCTTCAGTGGGACATCGACGCCTGGGACGTTGGCGTGTGGGATGGCAAGGCCGGTGAGTCTGTGGTCTTGCGCGTGCGAGCGCGCGGCGAGAACTTCGCATTCACCTTTTACGGCAACAGCAAGACCGAACTGCCTCACGAGTTGCACGAGCTGACCGTGATGCGCCGACCGCTTCGGAGAGTCCGATGAGCAATCCATTCTTCAACTGGTCATTCGACGTGACCCCAGGCACCACGGCGCGCAGCGTGCCGGTGGAAGCCGAGTTCGCGCGCATCGGCCAGGGCTTCGACAGGGTGACAACCTACTTCGGCCGCACCATGCTGGTGGCCGATGGCGAAACCATCGGAGCACTGCCTGCCAAAGCGCTGCGCCTGGGCAAGACCCTGGGGTTCAACGCCACGACCGGCGACCCCGAAATGATGGTGGTGGCCTCAAGCGCCGAGATGGATGCAGCCATCGCTGCATCAATCACCGCATCGGCCGCCGCCGCCACCGCCACCGCAGCTGCCGCCTCCGTGGCAGCAGCAAACAGCTACATGCAACAACTCATGGTCGTTCAAGGAGTCAAGTAATGGCCGCATCCGCCAGCTTTGCATCGGTCCCGCGCAGCGAAGTCGTTGCGATCAGCGCCGCCAACACCAACCGCGATGGCACCGGAACCATCGTCGCTGCCTTCACCACAGGCGCCAGCGGCTCGCGCATCGAGCGCATCGAGATCAAGGCCACCGGCACTACCACGGCTGGCATGGTCCGGTCTTACAAGAAGGAAGGTGCAGGCGCCTGGCAACTCTGGAAAGAGTACGTCGTGTCGGCCATCACGCCGGGAGCAGCCGTGGCAACCTTTCGCGCCAGCGACGACGAGATCGGCGAGGTGCTGGAGACGAATTTCCAGGTCGGTTTCTCCACGCACAACGCTGAGGGCTTCAA